TTGATATGTTGGGTCAGATTGAAAGTTATGTAGGAACATACTTCTCTAAAGAATATGTGAGAAAGAATGTTCTAAGAATGTCTGATGAAGAGATTGAAGAAATCGACAATCAGATTAAAGATGAATCGGGTGGTGATATGGGTGCAGATGGTGCCGATGATGGTATGTTTGCTCACAACGACCCAACACAAGGAGATAAATGATGGATACAGTAAGAGATTTTGTAAATGCAATTGGTGATGGTGATAACCTTGCCGCAGAAACACACTTTAACAATGCACTTGCAGCTAAAGTTGGTGATGCGCTAGAAACAAAAAGACAAGATGTTGCGAAAACATTCGTTACACATCACATTCCAGAGGTAGAAGAAGATAGTGAGTAAGACGATTTCTGAACTCTATAAAGAGTTACCAGAAAAGGACGAGCATAAAACATCTAAGGAGTATAAGAAGTTATCTCCTAAGATGAAGGATGCTGTTGACGCTATTTTCAAGGAAATGGAGAGTAAACCCTCAGATTTCCTAAATACTTTTGACAAAACTATAAATAGTGTTTCAAAGAAGTTTAATGTTCCGCCAAAGAAACTTATGGACTACTTTGAGGCAGAAGTATTATCAATTTAGGAAAAGAACTATGCAAGTAAAAGGAAACGCAACTGCACTATCACCGACCACTACAGGGTTTGTTGAAGCGTCAGCAGTTTGGGTATTTAATACTGGTTCTGCTGGGGTTGTCACAGTTCGCAATGCGGCAGATGATGCTGATGTTGGAACTATCTATGTTGGCGGTGGTGCTGGAATTGTTATTCACATGAATACTGGTGAAGGACTTCGTGGTGCTGGAACAATATATGGAACACATATTACGGCAGCGGGGTATTAAGACAATGAAACTTATTGCAGAACAGATACAAGAAGTAGAATACATCACTGAAGAAAAAGACGGTGGTGGTAAAGAGATGAAGATTCGTGGAATCTTTATGCAGGCAGACCAGAAGAATAGAAATGGTCGTGTCTACCCATTTGGTGTTCTTCAAAAAGAAGTCACCAGATATAACAAAGAATTTGTTGCTGAAGGTCGTGCCTTCGGGGAACTTGGACATCCAGAGGGCCCTACTGTCAATCTTGACAGAGTATCGCACATGATCACAAAACTGGAAGCTGATGGAAAGAACTTTATTGGTGAGGCGAAACTGCTCTCAACTCCAATGGGGGAAATTGCGAAAGCACTAATCAAAGACGGTGGTAAACTCGGTGTCTCTTCAAGAGGTATGGGTTCACTGGAATCTAAGGGCGGTGCTAACTATGTGAAAGATGATTTTTATCTTGCCACTGCGGCAGATATTGTTGCAGACCCTTCTGCACCTCAGGCCTTCGTTGAAGGTATTATGGAGGGTAAAGAATGGGTTTGGGATAACGGTATTCTCAAAGAAGTTGAGATTCAGAAAATCAAAGATGAAATCAATGAAGGTGTAAGACGCCGAAACGACAAGGTTTCCGCACTTGCATTTGCAAAGTTTTTGTCAAAACTTTAATCATTATAAATATGTTAAGATAACAACTCAAGGAGAAAATCCCAATGTCAGATCTAGACAAGACAATTGAGGAACTAGAAGCAGAAGTTGCAGCGGAACTTGAAGAAGCTGCACAGGACGCCCCAAAAAAGGGTGCTGCTAAAGGCGATTCAATGGAAAAAGTAGAGGGTGAAGTCCAAGACTTGGGTGGCGCTGGTGCTGATACACCAGAGGAAGAATCTGCTTCAGCAAAATCTGCTGATAAAATGAAGAAAACCTCTGATGCTCAAACCAAAGGTGCTGCCGGAGAACAGGGCGGTGAGCCATCTGCTACTAAAATCCAAGAACCTCTTGCCGCTGGTCATGAAGTTGACCATGACGGAGAGGAACTAGAAGAAGCTCGTATGACTAAGGAAGCAATGAAGGATGCCATGATTGAAAAACTATCTGGTATGAAATCAGTTGAACTTAAAGCCGCATACGATGCCATGATGAAAGACAAGGAAGAAGAAGAGGAATCAGCACAGGTTGACGAATCTACTTTGGATGAGCGTCTTGCATCTGTAGATGTTTCTGAAGATGTTTCTGCACTTACTGAAGGTGAAGAACTATCTGAAGAGTTCAAAGACAAAGCTGCTACAATTTTTGAAGCCGCTGTTAAATCTAAACTTCGTTCTGAAGTCGAAAGAATTGAGATGTCAAAAACTCAAGAAATCGCTGAAGAAATCAACCGTGTTCGTGACGAACTAACTGAAAAAGTTGACTCATACATGAACTATGTTGTAGAAGAGTGGATGAAAGAAAACGAAATCGCAATTGAGCGTGGCCTCAAAGGCGAAATCGCAGAAGATTTCATTTCTGGACTCAAGTCTCTATTTGAAGAGCATTATATTGATGTTCCAGATGAAAAATATGACATTCTAGGAACACAGTCTGAAAAGATTGACGAACTAGAAGCGAAACTCAATGAACAAATTGAAAAGACTGCCTCTATGAAGAAGCAGAACGATCAACTAGTTCGTGAGAGTGTCTTTGCAGAAGTTGCTTCTGACCTCGCAGATACAGAGGTAGAGAAGTTTAAGTCTCTTGCAGAAGATGTAGATTTTACTGATGAAGATACCTTCAGAAGTAAACTCGACACGCTTAAGGAAAGTTATTTTCCAAAGGCAACCACTATCGCTGAATCTGTAGACTCTGAATCAGATGACTCAGAAGCCTTCGATACAACTGGTGCAATGGCCGCTTACATGGCTGCCATCAGCAAAAATGTAAAGCGAGCTAAGGACTAATATTGCGGAAAAAATGAATTTCCAAAATATCAGTTTTTATAAATATTATTAGAAAACTCAACAAGGAGAAACTAAAATGTTCCAAACAGAACATCTACAGGAAAAGTGGCAGCCAGTCCTAGAGCACAACGATCTTCCAGAGATCAAAGACTCTTATCGTAAGGCTGTAACCACAGTAATCCTAGAAAACCAAGAAAAAGCACTTCGTGAAGATCGTTCGTTCCTCGGCGAAGCTGCACCAACTAACGCAACAGGCGCTTCTGTTGATAATTGGGATCCGATCCTAATTTCACTTGTTCGCCGTGCAATGCCAAACCTAATCGCTTATGATATTGCTGGTGTTCAGCCAATGACTGGCCCAACAGGACTTATCTTTGCGATGCGTTCACGCTACACATCACAGGCTGGTGGTGAAACTTTCTACAACGAGGCTGATACAGACTTCTCTGGAACTGGTGCTCAGGTAGGAACTAACCCTGCTGTTCTTAACGATAGTGTCGCTGGCACATACACAAACGGAACAGGTATGACAACTGCTGCTGCAGAAGCATTGGGTGACTCTGCTGGTAACTCTTTCGCTGAAATGGCATTCTCAATTGAGAAGCAGTCTGTTGAAGCAAAGTCTCGTGCCCTAAAAGCAGAATACACAATGGAACTTGCACAAGACCTTAAAGCAATTCATGGTCTTGACGCAGAAACAGAACTTGCAAACATTCTTTCTTCTGAAATTCTTAACGAAATCAACAGAGAAGTTGTTCGCACAGTTTACACTTCTGCCAAAATCGGTGCTCAAACTGATACTGCAAACACTGGTATCTTTGACATGGATGTTGACTCAAACGGCCGTTGGTCAGTTGAGAAGTTCAAAGGACTTATGTTCCAAGTTGAGAGAGAAGCAAATGTTATCGCTCAACAGACTCGTAGAGGTAAAGGTAACATGATTATCTGTTCTTCTGATGTTGCTTCTGCACTTCAGATGGCCGGTGTTCTTGACACTTCCCCTGCTCTTAACAACAACCTTGCAGTAGACGATGCTGGTAACACATTTGCTGGTGTTCTTAACGGACGCTATAAAGTGTATATCGATCCATATTCTGCAAACGCTGCTGACAAGCAGTTCTTCGTAGTAGGTTATAAGGGTTCTTCTCCTTATGACGCAGGTCTCTTCTACTGCCCATATGTTCCACTACAGATGGTTCGTGCAGTTGGTGAGAACACATTCCAGCCAAAAATCGGTTTCAAGACTCGTTACGGTCTTACTGCAAACCCATTTGCTGGTGGTGCTGCTGTTCGTGGTGGTGTTATCACTGCTAACGATAATGTCTACTACCGTAGAGTTCAAGTTACAAACATTATGTAATCATAATAAGAACTTGATAAAACAAGTCTTGGGAGAACCTTCGGGTTCTCCCTTTTTTATTAGCGATATAAATAATGTAAAGGAAGAAAACTATGGTAGAATTTAATCCACTCTCTAGACAACCTGCTAACATGGACTTGGCCAGTCCTAGTCAGTTTCGTTTTAACTTATTGAAAATTCCAAATGTAGAGTATTTTGTTACTTCTGTAAATTTGCCAGGCATATCGTTTTCTGGTGATGCATCTATGAACACTAGGTTCAAGTCTATTTCCTTTATGGGAGATACTTTGGATTTTGCAGATTTAGAAGTTACATTTCTTGTAAATGAGGATTTGTCAAACTATCGTGAAATACACGATTGGATGATTGGTATTGGGTTTCCAAAAAGTAATACTCAGTTTACAACTGCTATTGCTGATAATGCAGATTTGGCAACACCTAGTGGTGGTTCGTCTGGTAATCCAAAATCACTAATGTCTGATGCAACACTAACCATATTGACAAACAAGAACAACCCATTACTTAGAGCAAACTTCAAAGACTGTTACCCTTTGTCTCTTGGTGGA